CTTCATGCATTTAATTTACTTGTTATCCTGTTTAGATTCAACTTTAATAACTTCACCCGTTGACTTATCAAGTTCATATTCAGGTAATTCTTCTTTCTTCTTCCTAAAAATCAAATCAAAATTCTTTTCAAACATTTCATTATTAGGTTTGCTATGTAACCAATCACCTGTTACGTCGTTCTGCGCGGTATTTTTAGACATTTTTTAACTCCGTCAATAATTGGCTACTGCCAAATGTTCCTTTAATAAATGAATTAAATGCAAGGCTTACTCTTACGTCATCAGCTATTACATTTTCTACATTATGCGTTAATGATGATGGAAACATAACTATATCACCTGTTTTAACAGGAAACCGCCATGAATCTGAATTCATAATATCATAGGTATCTGTAGCTAATTCTAATTGTCTATAACCCGAGTTATAAAAAATAATCTCGTCTTTAGTTGAGTCCGTAGTTATATAAAGCACGCCTGATATAAAAGAATTTGGGTGCGCATGCTTGTGATGAAACTCGCCTTTCTTAGTCCAATTAAGCCACGACTGCGTTATAAAAACTTCAGCAGAATATTTAGGTTTATAAACTTTTTTAAGATATTCATTTAGTTGATCAGTCACAAACTTATTCAAATCCATCATCTCGGGCTCATTAAGTATATAGTTGTTGTTAGATACTACGTTACCTACAATACGATGAGTAGATGTTAAATGACTTTCTATGTAAGCTAATTCTTTTTTAGTAAACTTTCTGCCAATACTATTAAACATAACAGGGGTAGGAAATAATAATTCAAAGCTAGGTTCACTCATAGTTACTCCTTATATCAACTAATACATCTTCAAAAGTTAATTCGTTTTTATCTTTAGCAAATTCTATGCTCATAAGATAACGCGTCGCTTCAAAATTATACACGGTATGTGATACTTGCGTGTTAAATAAATAATATGTAGCGGGTTTATATTGTAACTCTTCTATTTTAAATACTGGGTCTTCTCTGTTGTGAGTAAACGCACATATACTTCTGGCGTGTGGTGTAAGTAACATGTTGATGCCTACGCCACGCCTTGTGTCTGTATGCCAATCATAGCAAATATATGGGTCAAGTTTTAAAACTCCTACAAGAAACTTATACCTTGCGTGCAGCCATCTTAAGAAACCGTCTTTAGCCACAATCTCTGGCGGTATAGGTTTAGCACTAAAATTATAATAAGGGAACCATGGGGATGAACTAAACGCATAGTCTAATACTTCCTGAGCTATGGTTGATTTAGTAGCTATTTCATAATACGGTTTCATAAGTTCTCAATATCCATTTTGCAAATTTAATAAGCTCTTCGGGAGTTGCATTAGCTTTCATCGTATTGGCTTGGTGACTGATGACTTGAACGTTTCTTTTTATATATCCTTTAGTATTGTCTATCCTATCTATCGATGGAGAGTTAGGTGTAGGCCCTGATTTTTTACCCCTTGTATAAACTTTTACAATCGGTATATCTAGTATTGGGCATGTTGTAGGGATTTTAATTTCTGTTGCGTCTATAGAAAACTTTAACTTCTTTTCTTTCGCTCTTCGTTTAGCCATACTCCACAAAACTCTTTCGGGATGTTTTTCTCTGTAGTTAGCACTGTGTTGAGCATGGTCAGGATATTTATCAGTTAAATACTTTTTAACTTTGTCGGCATTCTTTTGACGCCATTCTTTGTAATATTCTTTTCTATCTCTAACAGTCGCCATAACTTGCACCATAGTTTGCTTCACACGCTACAGGTAGCCCTGTTGCCCAGCTAGGAGGAGTTGACATAGTGGACGTGATGAAGGAGAGAGCTTCTTCCACTTCTGTCTCTGGAACAACATTGACTACCGCATCGTGAACAGTAAGCACGGGTCTATACTTCTTATTAATCTCTAACATCTGTTCGCCTATAATAATACGAGCTAACGCTTGAACTACATTTTCTACTACTGATCCACCCCAAATAGATATAGTACCTCGGCGGGCTTTATAAACATATTTAGACCTAGCTTCACTTGCATCTAATGCAAGGCCAGGGTATTGAATATATAATCCATTAGGTAACTGAATGCCTTTAGGCGTAACTAATAATGCTTTTCTTTCGTCGACGTAATAGGGCTCTTTATTTTCAGGCCAAACAGCAATATCTTTTAACGCTTTCTCACATTCTTTCCATAAGGCTATAACTTTGTCATTAACCTCGCGATAGATATTCACAAACTCTTGTGCCTTCTTTTCATTTACAGTCACGCCCGCTTGCATCTTTAATGTGTGTTGTAACTTAATAGCACCAGTACCATATCCTAGTCCTAGAATACAAGTCTTGCCTACGGCACGCTCAGTCTTGTCAGCTTTAGTAATAGGTCTCTTATATACTTTAGAAGCAAACTCTGAATAAACATCTCGCCCTTCAGCATACCATTCTACAATATCATCTTGGCCAGCTAACCACACTAAGACTCTAGCCTCGATCTGAGATGAGTCACAGTTAATAACTACATGGCCTTCCGGTGCTATGACTGCGTTCTTTAATGTTTTCTTTTTAGCATCACGTGACGGCAAGTTTTGGAAGTTAACTTTGTCAGAACCAGCCCAACGTCCTGTGTGTGCACCATAATATTTAAGTGGAATGGGGAGTTTACCTTTGTTACGCGCTCCGACGCCGATGAATCTTTCAATACGGGATTCTTCTATAGTTGATTTAGTACCCAACCGAACGCGGCAAAGTTCTTGAATAAATAAGTCTTCGTGCTCACACAAATCTAAAAAGTCTTGATCGTTTTTAGCTAAGGCAAAGGTTTGTTTTTTAGTGGCGGGGCTTTCTTTCATAGGCACTTCAACGCCTAGTTCTTGTAGAATATCAGCAAACTGTTTATTACTAGCTAACTTACTTCGAACACACTCTTCTGTCTCACATTCTAACCGTGCCATCAAGCCTTGTAGTAACGCCGACTTCTCAGCTTGGACTTCGTCTAGCCTAGTTTGTAATAGGGCATCGTCCACTTCAAGTAGTGGGTCTGTGTACATACGTAGTGTTAAATCAATAAGGTCTAGTTCACTATCTGGGAATTCGTAGGCTAAGATTTCAAATAATTTATACGTAAGTTCTACGTCGTTCTTACAATACTCACCATATTGTTTTAAATCTTTAGCACTAAAGTCTTCTAATCGTTTACCTTTAGCATCAACAACCTCTGTGCCCTTCTTACCTAAATCGTATTTCTCCACAAGAAAAGAGAGGCTTCCACCCACATCCACACCGTGCTTAGCCCGTGCCATAGAAAGCGTATCCAAGTAACGACTAGGAATGACACCATAGCGGAATGAAAGAATAGCCCCATCGAACTGCGTGTTGTGGCAAAGAAGGACAGAGTCTGCCCAATCAATCTTATTGATCTCTTCTTTAACTTGGTCGCCAGTATACCAATATGATTCGCCTTCATTGATCTTAATACTAACGCCGATAACTTGGAATCTTTCATGTCTAATATATTCTTCCGTGGTTAATCCTGAAAGAGAAAAACCTACATCGTAGTAGGTCTCGAAGTCTAGTGTGACTAGTTGCATGTATGCCTTTTAATTGGTGGGCTACTTACGGTTTTTATAAATGCAAAAATACCATTTTAAACATATAAATAAAGTGCTTTCGCCCGTTGATTTTAAAGTACTGATATCCCTATTAATACAAGTGCTACGACTACAAACATAATTCTTTCATTGCGTATCTCGTGTTTATCTGTAAGGTCTGGTTTGTATGTGCCACCCCATGCTTCACGTGCTGAACGTGGTGTAGGTGTGCCTACTGTATCAGGCCTAAAAAAGTGATACCCTTTTTTTGCATTCTTGCGGAAAATTTTAAATTGTTCTTTATTAAATAAATCATAGTCTACTGTTACCATAACTTTTCTCCTATGTTGTTTAACTTTACTTCTTATATCTTTGGTATTCATCTCTACACTCTATTGAGCACCAACGTTTCTGATCTTTAACTTTATCACCACACCATATACATTGTCCAGTACTATTTACAATCTTATGGGCTTCGGCTGACGCATTGTGGATAGCCACGTCTGTTGCATATTGCATCAAATCATTGGCTACGTCGGCATCATCTCCCATCATACTGAATACTTCATGCCTTTCCTTGCTGAATTTGTTTCTGAGGTGTTTTTAAAATATCCATTCCAATTAGTATTTGCCCCTTTAGGTAAGGCTTCAGGCAATTTAATTAGGCCTTTTTTGGCTAATCCTCTCACTCTTATAGCACTACCTGTTGCGTGTAATACTACTTGATTACGCGTTGCGTTTGGATACTTCTCCATGTATTGATTTACTTCTTCGATGATTTGCTCATCTGTTTTTTTACTATTCATTAAAACAAACACTCCCCTACTAGTTTAAATAAGTCTTCTTTAACTTCAATTGGTTTATCTAATTTTACTACGTTTTTACCTTGATCTTTGTGCCACTTAGCTTCCTTGACAGACCATCTGTATTGGCGTATGACTTCACCATCACTATCTATTACTGCGTAACTAAACGGAATCATTTTTGTCTTTCTTAAACAAATTCAACCCAGCTATTCATAAGGTATTTAGCACTTTTGAGTGGAGGGTTGCCTCGGTGGGTGTGTGTGAATCCTGAAGGACATATAACTAAAGTGCCTTGTTTTGCCTGGACTCGTTTAGATTGGTATAAGAATTCGGTTTCTCCGCCTTCTTCAACCGTATTTAGATAAAGCATAACCAACATCAGCCTACGCCCATTTTGATGACCGTCATGTTCACAATGCCATACATGATACCCTCCAGCTGGCATGGTTTTTTGTAATTTAATGGTATCGGACATACGGTGTTGGCTTATAGAGGTTAATACACCATATTCATCTGCATAAGTCTTATAACACTCCCAAAAAGCATCTACAAACTCTTTTCCAATGATAGCATTAGTTGAAATAAGTGTGGGGTCTTGTTCATTCTCAAAAAAGTATTGGTCAGTTTTTTTATGTATATTGGAGGCCTTTTCATGGTCTTGGCGG